ACACCGGGGGATGAAACACTTGCAAAACCAACAAAAGCAAATGTTTTTATTCTTATGGTATATATACAATGTAGCACATTCCGTAGGCTGGTTGATTGTTTGCATGAGGTTGTCCTCCTCCTGTGTTAGCAATATTTACAGCAATTCCTGTCGTAGCCAATGTTCCTGTATTATCCACTGTGGGAGTGACCAATGTAGAATTTGCCCCCGGTTCCTTTTGAAGAACAGGGGTGGAGTTTTCACTTCCGTAGTTGATAGGCCTTGAATAAAACTGAGCAATTGGATGTATATGTCCTCCATCCACTACAGATGCTGTGTGATTGTGAGAAGGCATTTGATTCACACTGAGTGTAGTGGAGTTGTTTCCTGCCTTTGTACCAACAGCATAATTAGGATTGAAAGGATTGGAAGGGTCCACTTGAGTGTCAAGAGCACCTCCACCTACACCTGAAACAGCACCCACCACCATCCTTCCACGAAGATCAGGAGTGGAGTTTAGTCCATTACATATATACACTTTCTCCCAATATCCTGTTCCTTGTCCAAGTGTGGAAAGGGAATCAGATGGTGTAGGATAGCCAGAAAGAGCTCCATAATAAGGCATGGGAGAATAAGGCACCATTCTAGCGTATGCTTTATTTGCAGGAGCTACACTAGCAAGATAGGCTGCTATGTATGTATTGATTTCAGACTTCTTAACGTAATTGGTGTTTACGTCAATGATGAGAGAAGCCAAACTAGCATCTATTGCACAAAGCCTTGTAATAATGGCTTGTACAATTTGATGAGTATCAGAAGAAGGAGATACACCTGTAAGACAGCCAATTGTGTAGTCGGCATTCAGAGCTGTAATGTCAGCTTTAATGACATCCACTTGTGTTTGCAAATCGCAAACTGCCTTAATAATAGTGATGATGAGTTCATCAAGTTGGAAACTAGGACAGGTGGGAAGGTGCTTTGTAATAAGAGCACAAATGACCGAAGGAGGAACATTTATTTTAATTCCTGTTCCATCCAATGTTGAAATAATGAACTTCGCAAGCTGTTCTTCTACATGGAGAAGTGTGTCACCATAGGAGATGCCCAATGCAGGAATATCTTCTCCTGTATATTTGACACACTTATCAGATGTTATATCAGCGCAGCCATTGAAGCAATTTGAGCATGACATTTTGATGATTATTTATGGATTAAAACTTTCACCCTACTTGCTATCTGTTCTACAGAATAGCAAGAGGCATAATCAGGATTGCAATACTTAAACGTAAGAATCCTTTTGTAATTAAGGAGGTCTTTCATCACCTCCCCTTTGATACTCCTGTTGAAGGAGAATACAACATTGTTGTACTCCTTCTGTGCGAGTTCTTTGATTTTACAATCAATGTCGCTTAGGAGAGCAGGAATTGTTGCACACTCAGTGCAGTTTGAAAGCCTTGGTGATAACATTCCTTATTCTGTTTGTTGCTTGTTTTACAGCTGCATTGCATGCAGAGCAAAGCCCGTTTATAAGTTGACACCCGCAGCCTACACTAGTGCCACACTTTGCACATGTTGCCATGGTTAACAATTGTAATAAGCGGTGATGGTGTAATTGTTTCCTGTGCAGCCACAGTTTTCTGTAGCAAAGTTCCTAAGCATTCTGTCTGCCTGTGCATACAACTTGTTTGCTGTATCAATAGCACAATTGTTTGCCGCTGCCAAAGACCCCTGTATAAAATAATAGATGGTGTCAAGTGTCACTTTCTGTTGCTTTTTAATGGCTTCATCACACTCCATCATATCAAGCTTCATAAACGCACCATCAAACTTCTCCTGCAACGCATCCACTCTCATGATTGTTTTTGTAACACTTTCCGTGGTGGTGTAATACTTCAATGTATACAATCCATCAGGAAGAGGCACTGTGGGAGCACTTACAGGTGTTAGACCAAGATTGGTGGAGTTGTAAAGGTTGAGTTGATTGGGCGTGAAGGTGAGAGTGACAAGATTGAAACCCGGAACAGTGATGTCTATCTTCGGAGTGACAGGAGCAACAGTATATACAGAGGCATCCACAACAGCCATTGTGTACGTGCTATACGTAGGAACCACTAATATATCTAGAGCCATGTTGTTTAATTAAAAAAGCCAGAGGATTTGAGAAGTCCTCTCTCACACCCTCTGGCTTAAGATTGTTAAAAATTACCCTTACGGAATCAGCGTAGAAGTGGTGGAAGTTGTCGGCCACACAGTGGTGGTCGTCGAAGTGGTGGTGAGGCACGTGTTATCCGTGGTTACAGCACCAAGACCTGCTACAAGAACAGCTTCAATACCTGCCGAAAGAGCCGTGGGAACAGCAATAATCACCATGCTATCCTCTTCGATGTAGTCACCCCACTGATAAGCACTCCTATCATAAGTGTTGAACTTGATGTAGTAGGTGTCGTAAACAGTGCTGTCACTCACCCACGATTCAAAGTTCTCATTATATCCTGCCATCCTGTAGAGATGCTTCAGGTAGCCAGCTTGATAGCTGTAGAAGTTCTTCTCAAGTTGACGGATTTCATCAGGGGTGCCCGAAACATAGGATGCACGCTGTGTAACAGTGGCTGTGGCTACAACATCGCAAGCATCAGCTACGATGAAGTCTGCTGTGGTGGCAGGGCCTTTGTAAACAAAGGTGCGGAAATACATGCGGTCATACTCCCAAGGGAATGCTGCAACATCGCAAGGCTGACCATACTTGGTGAGGGGCTTACCACTGATGCGAAGGATGGCACTAGCGTTGTTACCAATGCGCTGGAATTGATAGAACTGATTCAGATTGATGTCATCAGGATTGATACCCGGAGCTTGTTGTGTAAGCTTCAGAATCAGAGAGTCAATCAGAGCAGGAACATCAACGTCCGTGCAAACATCACCACCACACTCGCAGCAAGGAGCTTGCACTGTCACCGAGCGAGTGAAACCATTGAAATACAGAGTGTCCAGATAGGAGGAATGTGCGCGGAGGGTGAGCGTCACCACTTCACCACACTTTACACTCCAACCGGAAACATCTGTCACTTGGTTCACAGGTGTCGAGCAACCTGCCACCTTGTACCACTCAGTTACATTTGTACGGCAACCGGGGTTAGTGCCAGCGCAGCCAGAAATCTTATCCGACCTTTTGCTGCCCTGAAGATATGTGTTCGTCCTACCTTGAGCGATGTAGAAATACGGCTTCGAAGTGATGTTACCTGCTGTAGCAACAGTGTAGTCACTAAGAAAAATACCGAACTGTCCTGCAGCGAGATTCTGCGTGGAACCTGAGCTAGGTAGGCTGTTTCCTACAGGTACCACAAAGACAGATGTCAAAGAAAAGTCTGCCATTTTGTTTTATTTTTAATTGTTAAAACGCTTATTCGTTTGTCTGTATCCTCATCGCTGATGTTTGAACAGCAGACATGTTTTCAGTGTACATTGCAAGATTCTGCACTGTGAGATCAAGAAGCTCGTCTTCAAGATAGGTTTCTAGTTCACAATCTTGGTTGATGGAATTTGTGCCATCAAACTTCACATATCCTTCTTTATCTATGTAAATGGGATAGCGCATGTAAGAGATGAACACTTGCTTTGGAGTGAATGTCCCATCTGTGAATACGCTAATTTCATCAGAAGAGAGGAAATTAAACGTCTCTTGGTATTCAAAGGAAGGCTTGTAATGTTCGTTATTCAGAATGAACTGAAGGTCGCCATGTTTAGCCAAATCCCTATTTATCCAAAGCACCCTGTTTTTACATTCTTCTTTGTCAGCTGTTATATAGCTGTCAATGTAGAACATGTATTTAGGAGAGAGTTGGTGCAGTTTTGCAAACCACTGATTTGTAGTGTTATTCTTGAGGGTGAGAAAAAGAGGATGATGATTGTATGTCACCACCAAACTCTGAAGGTCCTCATACCTCTTTTTAAAACTATCAAGACCTAGTCCACTGACAGTGCTAAACCCATCCACCTTTTGCTTAATGAGCTTTATTTGAGCTTCATTAAGGGCCAAGATTTTGTCTTCCAACTGAATCTGCTGATGGTCATTGGTAGATAGTTTATTTAGTCTTTGGTCAATCTTGTACAATAAACTATCTACAGGTATCATATTGCAGCCAGTTTTTTAGCTTTCAGTTTTTGCTCAAGAACAATCAGGTCTTCCTGATTATCCTCGTCAGCCAGATGTTTTACAAGAGCATCTTCATCAGAAGCCACTTCGTATTCACCTTCATACACCTTGCCACTGTTTCTAATCCTGTATACGGAATGCCCAATGGCTTGTTTAACTAGGTCTTTTATGTGCAAAATATTCTCCTTCATATCAGAGAACCTCTCAAACACTTCCACTGTAGAGAGTCCTGCATATTTTCCATCCTTAAACTCTGTTTGTTTCAGGAGGTTGTCCACTTGGACATATACAGCTTCTTCCTTAGTGTCATCTGTTACAGGGAGTCCAAGAAGCCTTGCCACCTTGCGCTTTTTCTCAGGAGTCATTGCATCAAACTTGATGATGCACTTGTTAATCCTTTGCTTCTTCTTGAATGCCACTTGGTTCTCAATTTCATCATCTGCCACATAGAATTGTGTTTCGGCAGGAAAATCACCTCTTTCCCAAGCTTGATAGGAGCTTGCAATGGTGGGGTGTACGCGGAGCCAAGAGAAAGCAAGTTCCTGAAGAGGAATGTTAAGGTCGAAGTAGTTGTCTCCATCCATCAGTTTCACAGCTTGGACATGAAGAACGTCCTCTGTGGAAGTGGAAAGTCCATAGTTCCAAAACTTAGAACGAGGACCAAGTTCAAGGTTGAGAGCAGCTTCAAGTTTTGTCCTAAGAGCTGTCACCCTTTCCACTTCAATTTCTCTTTCAGTGGGGTCTGCAATCCTTCGGATATACATAGCATTGGGGTCTAGTCCAGTGCGATATTGTCCATCCAATTCTTTGTAAGGATATTTAAACACCCCTGTTCCCGGAATCCTTGTCATTCCCCTTTGTGCAAGACCTTGTTGCATTGTCTGCAGTCCTGTAGAGGCAACGTCCTTCTTGATGGTAGAAATCTTCCCAATTTTGCCCATAATTTAGTTATTTACGATGTTTGGTTTATTTGCAGAGTGATTCCCATTGAAGAGATATGCAATTGGGAGACACCCCAATCCAATCACTCTGTAGGTGAGAAGAGCTCCCCCTCGGGGTTGTGGGTGGCACTCTCTTCTCGAATGTAAGCGCAGCTTATGCTGCAGCAGTATTAGAACTGCGGAATCTCTTCAATGAGCACTGTGCGGGAGAGATCCTCAATGAAAATGTCACAACGGTCTTTCATCCAAATCTCATATCCGGGGAACTTGTTAGCAGAACTCATACCCTGAGACTTGGCAAAACCAAGGTGGTGACGAGTGCCATCAATATAACCCCATGTCATGGAAGGAGCACCCTTCATCCTTACTTCACGGATGTTGTTCACCATGGAGCCATCGCTCATCGGAGATACATCAAACACCATGAATACGGGGGTGGACTTCTTGTTTTGACCAAACTCCAGATTGCTCTGCGGGAGATCAAGTTCTTTCAGGTGGATGAGTTCCACACGGCCAGTTTCCCTAGTCACCATTGCATCGAAAGCAAAGTTGTAGGTGATGTGCTGACCTTCGCCCTGCAGATAACGATTACCGCTATCAGCCATGAAGGTGAGGCCACTGTTAAGAGCATCAGCCTTAAGAGCTTGTTGGAAGACATCAAATCCAGCTTCGTTGGTGTACATCTTCACACGACGATCTTTTACATCGACACGACGATAGAAGAGGTCACCAAATACCGAGCGGATGAGGTTGGCGGTGAATTCACCACGGTTGTATTGTACGAGGTTACCGTTGTTACGCATCCTGTGGTATACACCAGCAGAGGTGCGCTTCAGCTCCTGCTTAGAACCATTGGTCTTAACAGTGCCCGGCTTACTCCAAATCATGCGCTTCACCTTAAGCTCAAGCATGCTCTTACGCATCCAGAACTCAATGAACGGCTCCCACTTAACATCATTACGTGTGAGGGGAAGTTGGTTCCTACGCTGAGGAGCATATACAAGGATGTCAAGCGGACGACCGGAGGCATCCCTCATCATCTTATCATCAGCCCATTCAGTGATTTTGTGCTCAAAACCATAGGCACTACCAAGGCTCTCAAACATGGTGATTTGCTCACCCAGACGAGGAAGGCCAAGAAGGTCTTGGTCAAACTCACCAATGGCAGCATCAACAAGCTCAAGCTCAATACCCGTCTGAAGGAACGTGGAGCTTACAAAATCCACTGTAGGATTGTCCGTCACCAGCGTGAAGGTGTAGAGGAAACCCATGTTCCAAGGAACGGGGTCCTTCACCACATAGAAACGAGGGCCATACTGACGGCTACCCACAGAAATGATGGCGTTCTTGGAGAACTCGTTGGTGTCAAGCACCAGCGTGAACTCTTGACCATCAATCCCCGGCTTAAGGAGGCTCCTCGTAGACGTAGGAACATCAATGATTTTGGGGAATTTGTAGGGAACAGCCACCTGCCATTTCCATGCATCGCTGTTATTGTCAATGTAGTACGGCGTAGACTTGTTGATCATGTCAAGGAAGTCGTTGCTGTACAGGGAGCTCTGTGTATACAGGCTGATGATTTTCTTATCATAGTCTGCAGGCTCCGTGGAGTGAAAGCTCTCAAGATGGTTTGCATCTGTGAGTTTGCCCACTGCTCGCTTGTCCATAGAGGCCACCCTTGCGTAGGTAAACCCTGTTAGACCCGGAATAGTTTGAATAGCCATTTTGTTTTATTCTTTTAAGTGTTATTAATTACAAGAACCAAGAATTATTACCTGACGGCTTGCCGCTAGAGGATTTCATCGAAGACTTGGTTGCTTGTCTAGCCACTTCACCGAAGAGTTCGTTGGACTTTTTACTAATACCTGTCTTCTGAATAGTGGAAAGCGTAGGATCTTTCTCAAGTATTTTCAGAAGGAGAGCCACTTTCACTTTTGTTCCATGGTTCTCAGGCCTTTTTAAGTCCAATATTGTACGGTCAAATTCTGTAAGAAGCTCTCCTGAGGGGAGTTTATATTTGTCCGTCAATAGGAAATCCTGTAGTTCGCCAGCAAGTTTGGGGTTGATGGGAATACCATCGAACTCCTTTGTTTTAAGTTTTTCCTGCAGAACAGTTTGCACATTCTGCACGTATTGCTGTTTAATTGCCGCCTGTTGTTGAAGCTGAAGCTCTTTTTCTTCCTCCATCTTTTGGAGTTTGGCGGCTTCCTTTTTTACAAGCACTTTGTGGTGTTTCGTAGCCACTGTTTCAAGGTCTCCATAATTACGGAGACGTTCAATCTCTGTGTCTACATCCTCACTGTCAAATCCTTGGTCTGAAAGAGCTTGACGAAGGACAGCCACTTGGTTGTTTTCCTGAGACAAATCCATCTCAGCAAAACTTTGGATGTTGTTATATGCACCGAAATATTCCTTAGGAGGAACACCTTTTACGAAGATGGCTTGGAATGCCTGTTGGTAGTCCTCACCAAACTGACCAATGAAATTGTTTACAATCTCAATGGCTCCTTTCTTCTTTTCATTTTGAAACCTCTCAAGAAACTGCTCAGGTGTAGCAATTTCTTCCTCTTCCTCTTCATCATCTTGTGTGAAGACATTCAGCTTGAAGAGTTCTTTGGAAAGCGTAGAGAAGATGCTTTGTCCGTCTTCTTGAGTTTCTTCTTCAGCAGGTGCTTTAGCAGGAGTTTCAGAAGAAGGCGTTTCCTCTTCTTCTTCATCCTCTCCTCCGTACAGGAAGCTTTGAATATTTTCGTTGGCAGGTTTCTTTTCCTCTGCCTCCTTCTTCTGAGGAGTTTGTTTTTTAGGAGATTCCTGAGACGCATCTTCAGGGATTTCCTTGACAATTGTCTCAACATCATCAGGAGAACCTGTTGTGGATTCTGCACCAAAGAGGTCTTTGAGAAGTTCTGTATTTCCTACACCTCCAATCTCCATCGTACTTTCAATACTAAATGGAGATACGGTTTCCATATTTTCGGCCATATTTAGTTTATTTTCATTGGTTTGAGTGTAAAAGTATATTAAGATATAAAAAAGACAAACACATTGAACACATATTAAAGGGTTTTGCCCGATAATATGGCATTAAAATAATTCACTCTAATCAATTCCGTTTTCCAATCCTAGTTTTAGTTCTGTATTTATATCATTTGTAAACTCTCCTTCATATACATCCAACACTTCTCCATCCTTTGTAATGGTGAATAGTGGACCATTTGGTGTAAGTAGTACACCCACCAACATCCAAGGCTTTTGTTCCTCGTCTGTCTTCAGGTATACAAACTGATACCATTCATAGTCAGACTTAAATCGTATGCTCATTGTTTAGGTTTTTTGTTCCTTCCTTTAGCATTCTCCTTTGCAATAGCCAAGTCATTAGCCATGTTCTCCCTTTCCACCTGCAGTTTTTCTCTTTCTACTTGGAGTTTTTGCAAATCAAGGTTTTGTTTAGATTGTATTTCGCTCATCTTCATTTGATAATCTTTCTGAGCTTTAGCCTCCTCACTTGCAAACCTACTCATCTCAAGGACATCAGGAACAGCGTTTTTATTGACATCTTCACTTTCCACCCTACCATATCCTGTGGCACTGATGATGGCAATCTCTTTCTTATTTATCCTATCAAGCTCTTTGTTGTAATTATCATTAGCCACTTTAGCCTGTTCCAGCATTTGTTGCTGTTGGAGTTGAGCTTGTGCAATTTGTGCATCTTGCTCCATCTTCTGCTGATTTTGCTGAAGCTGAGCATCTTGCATGGCTTCTTGTCTTTCTTTAAGCGTCTTGAATACACGCTTCATCTGCCTAATACTGTCTGTGGAATACAGCTCAATAATGTCATGCAGACTTCCACCATTCTGCAAAACAGCCTGAGAAAGCTGCCTGAGTTCCTCAAACATCTTCCTATCTTCAGGACGATTGGTGAGAAACACTTTCAAATCACGAAACTTCAAATCTGTACCATTCACTTGTACAAATGCCGAAGTTCCTTCAGATGTGATGTAGGAAATGGTGGATTGGGGCTTCTTGCTTTCCGTATACAGGGAAGCATCAATAATAGATTGGTAGAGCTGACCAAGAACATATTCATGGGCTACAAACAGGGGTTCTGTTTGAGCATAGGATTGTTGGATGGCAGCTGTTGTACCTGTGGCAGATTCACTAGAAGATACACTACCTAGCCTCTGCCTTGTTATACCTATAAGTTCCCAACATTCATTTTTAAGTTGTTGGGCAAGTGTATAGCGAGATTGGATTTCCTGTGTACGCGTGAGATCAATATCCCTGAATTGGTTAAATGAGCTTGGGGATTTTAGATTCTCAGGGCTGTCGTCAATAAACACCACTCCCCTGTTCCTTGCTTCCATCTCCCAAATATCCAAAGCATCCTGAGCATCTCCATCTTTAGGAACAGGAATATGCCTAATGGATGTCAAATACACTTTACCCACTTCCTTCTCAAGGAGCTTGTACAATTGGTTCATACACACGTTGTACAACACTTGGAAGGGCTTCATCAGGTCTACAAGGCTCCTAGCCTCTGTGTTCTTCACTTCATAATTAATTCCAATAATAGGACAATAATTAAAAAGCTTGAAGGGTTTGATGTGATAGATGTCAGGTCCTATCTTCGTACCCTGATACCATTGATTCACCCATCCCCACTCCAAGGATTGCTGTGTGGGAACAGTGCCAGATTTATAGTTCTCATCAACAAGCATGGATTGCTCATTGCCCATCTCATCGAGATAGATGAGTTTACCTATCTTCCTTTTGGAGAGCCAATAAGCCCTGACAACAACATATTTGTAGCCAAAGGAGGAGACGTTGGATGTCAAACCTAAGAAATCCTTGAGTCCATCATTGTTCTCCTTCATCTCACTCTCAATTATCATCCTTGTTTGGAGGACAAGAGGATCGTAGGTGTCATATGTAACACTGTCAATACCCGGAGATACGTTGGGATTGCCAAGGTTGGATTCACGAACATTAATCAATCCATAGTCTTGGAGAGAGCTTCGGAGATGGTCAATTTCCTCTTTTGTAAGGTCGGGAATACTCTCAATGATTTCAGAAAGCTCCATCACCTGTACAGTGCCAGCAGCATAAGCTCCTTGTGCCCTACCTGTGGGGTCAGATATGTATTTCCTGTCAGGTGTGGTGAGGAACCATGTGTTCTTGGGGTTGGCCACCTCAATATTAAATCCTGTCTTTGAGTTGTCCTCATAGACATGGTAGTATTCCCTAGCTGAAATGAGCATATCTCTGAAAGCATCTTCCGACTTTTCCTTGAGGACAAAGTCAGCTTTCATGGCTGTGAGTACATGATTGGCCCATTTCTCAGCTACAGAAGTGTAGGTTTCCAATTCATCCTTCACTTGTTCCATGCTCATTTGATCAATCTCCTCAGGATTGATTTCCTCAGGGTTTTCACCAGACATCATGAGTTTTTCCATCAGCTTTTGCCTAGCTTGGGAAATAACATAGTTCTGAAGGATTTCTGTCTTGAAAGCAAGCTCTTCAGACCTGCTATCATCGTCAAAAGCCTTCACCCTAAAAGCATCAGGCCTCTTGGAGATTTCACCCACAAGGTTGTTAATGGGTGTTGTAATAATAGAATAATGCTTTACATAGGCAGGAAGTTCCAAATCCTGCGTAAGCATTTCCGTAAAACTCTTCACCTGAGGCTCTTGATAGAAGTCCTCCATGCGAAGAATGCCTTTTACAAGGTCGTAGTTTTTAACAAACGTATCCCTGTTTTTGACATATTCTGCATACGCTTTGTTTGCAAAATAGTCCATTGTGTTCTTCATCCAACTTTCATCCCTCTTCTCCTTTTCAGTTTTGAATTGGTCAGGGAATATATTAAGGTAGGCATACCTTATTGTGGCATCTTTGGTATATCTAATAATGGCCATTATACAAACAGTTTTCTTTTTCTATTATTGAACATTCCTTTAGACGGCTCATTGAATAATGAGAGCTTTCTCTTGTCTTTTGAGAAAAGCGAGAGCACTCTTTCATCTCCAGACCCTCCCACCTTTCCAATGATGGGGTCCATTTTAATGGCTTGTGCTATGGCAAGTTCTGCAGCAATCAAGCGGTCAAAGTTCCCCTCATCATTATATTGTATGATTTCCTCCAAGAGGACAGGGTCAAACACCTTAGTGACACCTGTCAGCTCTTTGATGATGTTTCCATCATCATCTTTCTCTACATACACCACTTCCTCCAAATACTTTTTCAAGCAGTTGTGAAGGTAGTCTATCACCTTTTGAGAACTCCTATGCACCCCATATTCCCTTTTCACTGTGGTGTTAGGCACCACTTCCATCAGCCATTGAGGTTGTTTTTCCAAATAATGAGCGTCATTCTTAGCCTTCATATATTCTATAAAGGAGATGTCGTCATTCTCACACAGCGTCCTAGCGTTGTAGTATTTTATCAGAAGCCTTGCTTGCTCCTCCCATTGTTCCTTCTTATCAGGCCTAGCAACATAGCTTGCTACAAACATATCCTGATACTTTTCCCCTGTAAGACTGTGCATACGTTTGTAAACGTAGACAGCTCCTAGGGATGTGCTATATGCTGATTTTCCCTGTCTATAAGGGTCAACACCAGCTACATATAAGCCATATGGAGGATTTTCAATGGGAAACTCATATATGACAACAGGAGCATCTTTCAAATCTGAGTTCTTGAGAGGGAAGTTGGTGATGGGCTGTTTGTCTGTAAACTCATGCATTATCTTCTCACCATCTGAAAACAGAATGACAGGGCTTCCTGATTTCTCATTGTTTATCAGCCTTGTCTTCTGCCTCTTTGCTGCCTCTATGTCAAATATGTTTGTATCCTCATTCAGGAAAATGTCATCCACTGTAAAGGGATAGTACATCTTCTCCTTCAGATAGGCAATCCTGTCTCCTGCTTTCTTTAGTCTTTCTAAATTAATAGATGTGATGGAATTGGCTTTCTCCTCATCACTCACTAACATAGATATGTTATGTAGATCGTCACCTTCGGGAGTGTTGAGATGGGCTCCCAATGTGGAGGGGAGCTTAGCTTCCATACGATATTTGTAGGAGATGAACAATCCATGCACTCTTCTATCGTCAGCTGAATTGTTGTAGGATAGGAAGTTGAAGTTGTCCACATCGAACATCAGTGTTTTAGCGTCCATAAACTTCTTCATATCACCACCTGTACCTGTAAGGATGGGAGAACATCCCCATCCATAGGGAGTGGTGAAACCCGGCACTGCAGCTTGGAAACCCCTAAGGAAGTTTCCTTTACCAATCTCGTCAATAATTAGTTTACGAGGTTTTGTACCTGCAATGGCTTCTTCGTTGTTTCCCTCATCGAGGTTCCTTATGAGCACCTGAGAGAAGGGAATGCGTTCACCGGATTTGGTTTTCACACCAAGTGTCACTTGGTTCTTCCAATTGTCCTCAATCCTCTGCCATCTCCAAGCTTCAGGAAGGAAGTTGAGTCCTTTATCTAGCTTG